GGGGTCCCCCCCGGCCCGTGGGACGTGGTAAAGACGGACGATATCGCCGAGGGTGAGACCGGCACCACCGCACCCGCAATGGTACTGCAGATGCACTACGCGTCTCTGGAGGATATCCAGTTTTCCGCATATCAGGCCTTTTACGTTGTGCCCGAGGCTGGTCTGGTAGCTGGCACCTACAACATCAATATGGGTCTTGACTGGGGCACCAACGTCAAGACCGGCACAAGCTACCAGTTTACCCTGACCAAGAACGCACCCGCAGGCGCACGCCTGACCGGCTTCTATAATGCACCGGACGTTGCACCCGCCAACTGGAAGGTGTACGTCTACAAGGATCAGCAGAAGTCTGAGCTGCTGGAGACCTGCAACGTCTCTGCCGGCAGCGCTGGCACGAATCTCGGCACATTTTTGGCAAAGCCCAACGGCAACCTGAACAGTCTGCATTCGGTCGGCTACGGCGACAACCGGTGGTATAAGTCCGCATACCGCCAGTACCTCAACAGCGATCAGGCTGCTGGCGCATGGTGGACTCCGCAGGACAGTTGGGATATGAAGCCCGATCAGGCGGACACCGTGCCCGGCTTCCTTGCTGGCTTCTCGGATGACTTCAAGAACGCGCTGACCCGCGTGAAGGTCGTGACCTACGGCAACACCGTCACCGATGACGGCAGCGCTGTGGTGACCTATGACAAAATCTTCCTGCCCTCGCTGGAGGAGATCTACTGTTCTCCGCAGGTCAGTGGCGAGGGTACATACTGGCCGTACTGGAAGGAGCGCACCGGCGCAAAGACCCCGCAGGCTCTGTGGCAGACCTACCCGCTGCGTATCACCCGCGACCTTGCACAGCGCACTGTGGGCCGCAGTGTGCGGCTGCGCTCTGCGTATCGTGGCAACGGCTACAATGCCTTCAACGTGCACTCCAGCGGCGGCGTCGGCAACTGGGGCGCGGTCTACGCGTTTCGCTGCGCCCCGGCTTGCAAAATGACCAATCTTGTTAAATAATCACCGGGCAATCCCTTGCCCGGTGAGAAAGTGAGTGCTATCCCATGGCAATGCGCAAAGACCAGATACCGGACAATAAATTCACGCTGCCGCTTGACGCGCGTGAGCTGGCACTGTATACCAGACAGATCACCAAAAACGCGAAAGTGTTTGACCTCGAAATTGACGCAAGCCTTCCCGGTCAACTGCGCGCTACGGCAGACCGGATATTTTTTGATATCTTCGGAGCAAACGACCTCCGGCTGGACAAGCCGAACGAAAGAGAGGAGCGCTTTAAGCTTCAAAGGCACGCCGTCCGGCTGTGCACCGTCCTTTTGGCGGAGATAGACATGGCAAAAGCCAGCTACCACCTTTCTGGCAAACGGTGCTCTTTCTGGGGCAACACTGTGCGCGATATCCGGCAGCGTTGCCGGGACTGGCACGAGAGTGATGCAAAGCGTGCAAAAGCGCTTTGACATAAAAATGGCTGTAGGCTAATGGGCCGCAATGTGCGGCTGCGCTCTGCGAATCGTGGCAACGGCAACAATGCCTTCAACGTGAACTCCAGCGGCAACGTCAACAACTGGAACGCGGTCAACGCGTATCGCTGCGCCCCGGATTGGACGGCAGCACGCCCACAAAAGCCCCTGCATAGCAGAGGCCGGGCAAAAACTGCCGTGCAAGGAGCCGAGTGCCATGTCTGTCCTCTGGCAGACGAACAATATCAGCCGGACGTGGCCACCCTGCGGGGTGTTGACCGCTATCACCCGGCAGATCCTTGCGAGGAGAGCTGAAAAAATCAGTGCAAGAAGAAGAAATAATAATCGGGTTCGATGCCCTGTATAATTCCGAGGGCAAGTGCGCCAAAGGCGTGTGCCGCAAGGCAAGCGTTGGACGGTTTCACCTGTTTCGGATGGACGAGATCCTGAAACTCCAAAAGGAGCTCGCGACAGGTACATACAAGGCACGGCCAACAATCAAAGTTAGAATCACCTATCCCAAGCCCCGCACAGCGGTTGCGAATGGCTTTCGGGATAGGGTATACCAGCGCTCTCTCAACGACAATGCTGTTTATCCAGCAATGACACGGAGCTTCATCCGGCAAAACGCGGCCTGTCAGACCGGCAAAGGTACCGACTGGGCGCGCAAGCAGGTCAAGCTCATGATGGAGCGCGAATACCGGCAGCACGGCGCTGATGGCTATGTGCTGTTGGTAGATATCCGGCACTATTACGACACGATGCCCCATGACGTGGCAAACCGCTGCTTTGAGCGGCATCTGCCGCCAAGTGTGCATAACCGCGTGCGTGAGGTGCTGGATCGTCAATATACCGGCGAGGCCGGTTATAATCCGGGCAGCCAGATGGTGCAGCTTGCCGGGATCTCGGTGCCCGACCCCATAGATCACTACATCAAGGAGCGCCTGCGGGCGAAAAAGTACGTCCGTTTTATGGATGATAGCCTCATCATCCACCACGACAAGGCACGGCTTGAGGAGTGGCGGGAGGCGATCCGCGCCCGGTACGCTGCCGATGGCATGGAGCTGCACCCGACCAAGACCAAGATCGTCAGGCTAAAGGATGGATTCCGTTTTCTAGGTTTCATCTACCGCTTGACCCCGGCGGGCAAGGTCGTTATGACCGTTGACCCGCAGAATGTCAAGGCCGAGCGCAAGCGCCTGTTTCGGCTTGCCCAGCTCATCAAGGCAGGAGAGAAACCGGCATCTGCCCTGTATGAGCAGTATGGATCATGGAAAGCCCATGCCGCTAAAGGCAACTCGCAGCAGCTGCTGCAGCGCATGGATCAATACGTTAAAACTCTGCTGGAGGGGATAACTACATGAAAATTGTTCACAACACTGGCGACATCAAGACCGCCGCCGAAAACGAAAACCGGGACGCGGATTTGGCACAGATCGCGTCTATGGTGGACTTCCTGTGCATTCTGGCCGATGTGCCCATTGAGGACGAGGCTGCAGACAAGGAGGGCATGAGCCATGAGTGATAAGCACAGCGCGATCTTCGGCAAAGCGAAAGACGAGTACGAGGCGGGCCGCTGGTCTAAGGCCATGCTGCGCATCCTTGTGCAGCGCAAGCCCCAGCGCCTGACCGCAGAAGAGTATGAAGAGATTACCGGCGAAAAGTATTAAGGAGCAGAGTATGAGACCTATCATGGACGTTTCCCGCTGGCAGGGTAACATCGACTGGGTCAAGGTAAAGACAAGCGGCCTTGTCTCCGGCGTGATGCTGCGGGCTCTGGGCAACAGCGCAGAGGACAATCCCAGTGAGCCGTACATCGACCCCGACTTTGAGCGCAACTACGCCGAGTGCCAGCGGCTGGGCATCCCCTGCGGCGCGTACTACTACTGCAAAGCGGTCAACACAGCAGAGGCTGACGCAGAACTTGCCCTGCTGCGCAAGGTGCTGACCGGCAAAACCGTGCAGCTGCCCGTTGCGGTGGACATTGAGGACAAGTATGTGCAAGCACCGCTCGACAAGCAGACCCTGACGGACATTGCCGCCCATGCGCTGGGCACTGTGGAGCGCTGGGGCTTTTACGCCATGCTGTACACCGGGCTGTACTTTGGCCGTGATAACCTGTACATGACCGGCGCTGCACTCAAGCCTTATGACGTGTGGCTGGCAGCCTACCGCAGCAAAAAGCCTGAACCGGGCTGGCCGTTCGGCTTGTGGCAGTACACCAGCAAGGGCAAGATCCCCGGTGTTGTGGACGCGATACCGGGCAAGATTTCCGGCGTGGACTTGTCTGTGCCCTACAAGGACTATGCCAAAATCATCGCAAAGAAGGGTCTGACCCGTCTTCGGGAGGGCAAATGACCGAAAAAGAAGCTTTGCTGTGGGTGCTGGGCATCTTGGGCAGCCTGTGCGCCGCTGCCATCACGATCGACAAGGTGCTGGAAATCATCCATAAGTACATCAAGAAGGCACAGGAGCCGGACAACGCGCAGAACAAGCGGCTGGATGAGCTGGACAAGCGCGTCGGCACCTTGGAACAGGGGCAGCTCCAGCATACACAAGCCCTTGCAAGAGACCTCCGGCGATTTGACGGCCTCGATGAAGAAATGCGCCTTGTTCTCGTTGGCGTGCAGAACCTTTTGGATTCGCAACTGTCCGGCAATAACCGCGAAGGTATGCAAAAAAGCAAGACCGACATTAACAATTACCTGCTGAAAGGAGTAACCAATCATGGAAGCAATCCTTAATACCATTCTCACCCCCCTGCCCGCGTGGCTGGCGCTGGTGCTCTGTTCGGCGCTGACGACATGGGTGCGTGCGGGATTCAACAACGTGATGGCGCCTTGGAAGGTCAATTCGTTCACTTTTCCGTTCGTCTTTTGTACGTGGATGTTTTTGCTCGCGGCGCGCGCCATGCACGGACTTCCGACGACGCATATGGCCGATCCGGCGCTTCCGGCGGCTTTCTCGTCGCTGGAGAGCATCCGTTTGGGCGATCTGGCGGTTTACTGGCTGAAAGGCATCGGGCAGGTCTTTCTGATCAATTCGTGGGTGACGGGAATCTGTTTCCTCGCGGGACTGTTCCTTTGCAGCCGCTGGGCGGCGCTCTGGGCCGCGATCGGCT